TAATTGTATCTCCCAACATTGGCAAACTTCCTACAGCACCCGAACTTAAACTTGTTGCACTTGGAACATCATCACCTTGGACGAATGTTTCAGAAAAAGTTGTAGCTGCTCCTGCTGTAGTTTGCGTATAAGAACCTGAGCCATGCGTTGCAGCAACTCCTGTTAGAGAGTTATTTGATGATGCTGGAACGTCTAAATGCCCCATAGTCCCTGCTGTCACGCCCGAACTGGACATCGAATATGTACTTCCAATTCGTTTTGCATGAGAGTACGATCCATCAACAGAAGCTTGTGCTGTAGCTGTGATCTTATGGGTGATTCCTCCTGAGTAGGCTGGCGTTGCCAATAAAAGCAAGAGGGGAATAAAACGTTTCATGTTTAGTCAGGCAGCAAATACAATGTTTCGCTGATTTTCTTTGCTGTTACATTAGCTATTTTATCTACTGGCCCCTGTTCGTAGGTAACAACTAGAACGCCCCAAGCATCCTCTTTTCCTGTGATGGGGCAAGCTACGTTAATAAATTCCCTATCTAGCTTGGTGCATTGAGCTAAAACAAAATGACCTATCACCTGTTCATCTCCTGGCATCCAATAACCAGTAGGTACTGGGTCAATTGATGTTCTAGGGAAGTTAGCGATAGGAACGATATTTCTAGCGTCAGGCCAGTCATATAACCAAACAGAACTTATATCTCTGTTTTTGTTGAGGATGCCATTTAGAAGAGATTCTACTTTTAGCTTCTTGCTTGGATCTTCTTCAAATAAAACACTGATTTCTTTATCTCCTCCATCATCAACAATCTTTGATTCGTTATAAGCCTTAAAGCCAATTAGACCTATTGCTGAAATAGCAGATAAGCCAACGATCTTCATTAAAAACTTACTCCAGTTTTGTTCTGGAGAAATGATGTTTTTAACGGTTTCTATTGCTGCCTTCATAAATAAGCCTTACTGATTTGAGCAAGTAAGCCTAACAAGGCTAAAGCTGCACTAACAACTGCTGCTGCTTGGAATACCCTTTTCTCTAAAAGTCTCACCCTATCTTCTAAATCGTTTATCTTTTCTTCTGCTCGTTTGATTTTCATCTCTTGGCAGACAATACGAGTTTCTTGTCTTGCATCAATTGAAAGATCTTCACTCATCATGTCAACCTCCCACTTTGAGGATCAATTGGTTTGTTGGTGATTGGATCTATTTTTGGCTCTACTGGTACGAGCTTTATTGGTGTTTCAACTCTAATTGTTTGGACTGCCCCGTACTGCAACGCTTCTGCCTTCTTTTTCTCTTCATCAGCTTTGTAAGTTCCATCTCCTCTTTTCTTTGCAGTTTCTAAGCCAAAACTGGCAAGTGCTCCCGTGAAAACGCTTGCTATGAAAGTCGGGTCGATCCTTTCTTGTTTACCTAAACCAGGCAATTCTACATAGTTTAAAGTTAATATAAACCCACTCCAAATCACAACTCCCAAACGCACAAATGTAGACAAGACTTGCAGTTGTTCTTCTTTATCATCCAAGCCCTCCTTTAGTTTTTGCAGAGGATTCTTCTTCTTTGGTTCGTCTGCTTTTGTTTCTGCCATGCGTAAAAAGTTAAAAACATAACTACATTAGACATAAATGGATAAAAAGTAATGAAATTCCTTTCTCAGACGCAAAAGGAAGTAATAGCCAAGGCTCATGGTTTAACCGTTGAATCTATAAACAAGAGAATTGAGTTATGGAGTTTGATTAACGATCCAGATATATCTAAGCCTGATCTAATAGAAGCTCAAAAGGCATGGATTAAGATCCAGCAAGGAACATGGCCTAATGTAAATGCCTGAAGTTGTAGCTGCTATCATCGGAGCTGGTGCATCTGTCATCGTTATGGGTATCAGTAACATGAGTACCCGTAGAGATAGAGACACCAGAGAGCTATTTAAGCGAATTAATGAATTAGAGAAATTAGTAGCGGGGTATCATCCTCCTCAACGTAATTGGCGAAAGCAGTGAATCATGTAAAGTAGTAATCAAAAGGAGTCAAACCAATGGGAATTTCTAGCTTTAAAGGAGCGAATATCATCACCGACACTGCTGCTCATACGGGCAGATTTGCGAAGATCACTTGCTTAACAGATTCAACAGTCACTTTGGTTTCTACAAACGTCACTAAAAACGGAACGACAACTGTTTCTGGAATTGTTTTAAAAGCAGGTACAGAAATAGAAGGAATCTTTACTAGCGTCACTCAAACAAGTGCTGGATCAGTTATTGCCTACAGTGTCTAATGAACTGTTGGCACTGTAAAACTGAATTGATATGGGGAAGTGATTCTGAACTCCCCACCCCTTCAGATGAATACGATTATATTTCATTTCTTTCTTGTCCTAAATGCGAAGCTCATGTAGAGGTTTATCACAAGGCTGAAAAAAACTAAAGACTAAAAAACCCTTAGCGTCCTCTACAACTCTAAGGGTTTAATAGTTATCTAATAACCAAAATGATAATGCTTGCAATCGGGGGGTGAAGTACAAAAATATTTTAACCACTTTTATACAGATGAACAATGAAAAAATTACTCTTCAGCAGCGAGCGAGGGAAACGCTTTACCCTCTGGGTACTTGAATCAGCAACAGAACAAAGTAACAACAGTCTTGTTCCAGAAGACGTTGACTTTATAGAAGCTAGACTATGGCCTAATCGAACATTAAAACTTCAATGAGCATGTATAAAACCGAATGGTTAGAAGAAGACCGTCAGAGGGTATTAAACATGGAACGCTGGTATATCCTCGATGGCCGTCATAGATATGATCATCCTCAACATGGCATCTATACTGGTTTATCGGAAAAAGCAAATGACCTCGACAGCTTTGACGGGATTGTGTGATTGCTCTCATTGCAAAGAACTAAGAAGACAGCAAGCTAGACATGGAAAGTGGCAAGAATTATTGCTACATATAAATAAAAACGATGAAAGAAGCAGAAATTCCTCTTGACTTTTCGTTTGTCTTAGAATTAGCTCAACCTCCTAGCTTGGAAGATGAACTTCAATTAGAAAAAGAAATTAGATGTATTAAAGCTTCTCATGATATTGAACAAGTAAAACGATACGCAGAAGATACCGCTAGACAGAATCATCATCAAAGTATTTTTATTGCTGGATGTCTTCATAGGATTGCTGAGTTGCAAACAATCGTTGTTAGAAATATGGACAAAAAGCCTAAAAAAACTACTAATTTGCTGAAAAAAATATTAAAGCTAGAATGAGTCTGGAGTTGAGACTAGCTCCATTGAGAGAAGACAGAACCTCTTGCATCCGATCCCCAGTGCAGGAGGTTTTGTGGTTTATGCAGACTTCTGGAATTTAGCGTTTCGTCCAGAACCTATCCATATTATTTCTTGATCTGAAACAGGAATTTCAGGTTGTTGAGTTGAGTACCAACGATAATCGCAAATAGGACACCATCTACGCCTAATTGTAACCTTGTCAGACGTGCGTTTCGTCAATACAACCCTTGTCCTAGCGTTGTTGCACTTAGGACAATCTGCTTGAATTTTGTTGATCATTATTGATTGTCTTGTTTTGGAAGTTCAGTACAGTGTGTAAAATCTTTGTGTAATTCGTCTAGTTCCTCGTCAAAAGGAGCAACGAGGCCACGTTCGACTTGATCAATGGCTTTTTCTTTTGAAGTCGCTTTAACGATATAAGCCTTTAAAGTTGTTTGCATCGTTGAGACTAGATAGTTTGGCATTTTATGGTGCTGGAACGAGGATGTGTTGTGCGTGTTCTGATGTTCTACCGTCAGGCCATTTAATTGTGTAGTAACAACTCGGACGTTTTCTACTATTCAATTTTTCTTTCATCTCCACAACTGTTCCAGCAGTAGAATCTATCGTTAAAGAGATTCCTCCTGTGTTTCTTTTCTTATTAACACGGTCATTAATTTTGAACCTCGGTGTTGCTGGCATTAGTTTTTTGTAAGTAAATTTGTACGAGTTTTTTCTTGCTGTAATGGGTTGTTGTCCCAGCGAGTAATCTTAATTCTCTTGCTGTACGAGTTTCAAGGAATCTTGCAAATCCTTGATATGGTTTTGGACTTCTATAAACAAAGAAGGAACCAAGCCAATCAAGAAGTTTCATGTT